CGTGCCCGGACCGGCGCCGGACGGATCGCCTCGGCGACCTGGTCCTCGTCTGCCGCATCTGCAAGGTGCACTGCTCCCGGCACGACGACGTCGCCTGCCCGAACCCGGACTACGACATCAGGGAGGCGGTGTGATCTCCTACGGCATGGCCGAGTCGGCTTTCCAGCGGATGAAGCGACACGTTGATTCGTGCCCACGTTGCAAAGTCGCCTGCGAGACAGGGCAGGAAACGGATGCGATGTGCCGTCTCGGCAGGATGCTGTTCGACACCTGGGAGCGCAGCGAGTCGGCCTATGCGGAGCAGCACCAATGAGCCTCATCGGCCCGCGCCCGAAGAATGTATACAGCCAGTCCGCGAAGGACTCGGAGCCCTTCCGCATCCCGGCCCTCCCGATGCAATGCCGCTGCGGCGCGACCCTGCGGAGCCAGATCGACTACCTGACCCACAACTGCTTCACCCGGGGCGACCAGCTCGGGGACAGAAGGACGAGGGTGCGCCTATGACTTGCGACTGCCACGACACCGCGGCCCAGCACGACGCCGACTCCGAGACGCAGAAGGCGATCTACCTGCCGCAGTACGAAGCGGAGAAGCGCGTCGGCATGGTCTACCACTGCCCGGACTGCATACGTGAGGCGCGCGGAGACTTGGCAGCGGAGAGCTGTCGGCTGTGCCCACCTGGAAGGCATCTGGCGTGCGAGTACCACTCAACGGAGGGAGATGAAATACCGGGGTAGAGCAGCAGCAGCTCGCCAGGCTCATAACCTGGAAGTCGTGGGTGCGACTCCCACCCCCGGCACCAATGGCAACGGCCCGTTAGGGCCAAGCCCGTAGGGCCTCACCCGCGAGGCACCGCCCGGGACCGTGGCGGCAGAGTCAGTAACGGCCTGGTGGCGGGGGCACTTCGGAGGTCGGTATGAGCAAAGAAGCAGCAGCACCCGAACAGTCAACAGCGCTGGCCCGCATCCAGCAGATCCAGACTCTCGACCCGCAGGCGCTGATCCAGACCGCGCTCGACAAGAGCGCCCCAGTCGAGACGCTCGAACGCCTGTTCGAGTTGGCGAAGAATGTCCAGAAGGAGCGGGCGAGACAGGCGTGGTATGCGGCCATGGCAGACTTCCAGCGCGAGTGCCCGCCGATCCTACGCAGCTCGACGGCGCAGATCGCCACGAAGTCCGGCTCCCGGTTCTCCTACTCGTACGCGAACCTGGCCGAGATCATGTCGAAGATCCAGCCGGTGATGGGTCGGCTCGGTCTCTCTATCTCTTTCCATACGGACCAGGAGCAGGCGCGCGTCATCGCCGTCTGCCGGGTCTCCCATGAGATGGGGCACCATGAAGAGAGCGGCAAGGTCGGGATGCCTGTCCCCACCGCCGACATGGGCGCCACCGAGCCACAGCGGGTCGGCATCGCTCTCACCTATGCGAAGCGGTACGCGCTCCTGGCGATCACCGGGATCGCCCCGCAGGACGAAGAGGACGAGGACTGCAGCAAGGACAGGGCCGGGGTCTCCATGCCGGGGCGCGCATCCGAACCGCCCCGTGGAGCCCAGGCCGCACCTGCCACGGCTCCGCTCAACGCCTGGACGGGGAAGATCATCAAGGTCGGAACCCGCTCCGGGAAGACGAACGACAAGCCCTGGACACTTTACCTCCTGACCACGAACGACGCCCAGGAGTTCTCCACCTTCGACAAGGCGCACGCGGACTTCGCGGAGGAGGCTGGCCCGGGCGGGCTCGTCCGGATCGTGTGGGAGAAGACGCCCAAGGGCAGCATGAAGGTTCTCAGCATCGAGCCGTGCGAGGAGGGCGCATGAAGCTCTACAGCGGCACCCGCTACGGCGACGGCGGTCAGCGCGTCCAGGTACAGGTAGAAGAGGGAAAGCGCATCACGACCCTCAACCCACGTAACGACCTCTGGAACCACTCCCCGGACGGCTTCCAGTGGGGCTACGGCGGGAGCGGCCCGGCACAGCTCGCCCTCGCTCTTCTGGTCGATGCCACCGGCGATGACCGTCTGGCCGTCCGCCTTCACCAGCCGTTCAAGTGGCAGTTCGTGGCCAGCCTCGGAGACTCCTGGACCATGACCGAGGACGAGATCATGCGCTGGATCAAGTCGTACCAGCAGGAAGAGGGTGCCAGTGCGTAAAGATGGCCCGCCCCACGTCACGGACATCCTCGCGTTCGTCGGGCTCATCGACACGCAATGGTTTCGAGACTACGACCTGTCGCGAGGGTCGGCCGTGCACGCGGCAACGCACTACCTCGACCAGGGGGACCTCAACTGGGAGACGGTCGACCCGGTCATCCTCGGCCGTCTGCGGCAGTACCAACTCTTCGTCGACGAGGTCCATCCGGAGATTCTCGCGGTCGAGGAGAAGGTCGTCAACGAGGCTCTCCAGTACCAGGGAACCCTCGACCGCCGGGTCCGCATCAACGGGCGCGAAGGCATCCTCGACCTCAAGGGCCCGAGTCAGGCCAGGTGGCAGGCGCTCCAGGTGGCGATGTACGCCGCCTGTTTCCCCCGTCCTCTGGCTCGCTGGACGCTGCACCTGTCGGACGAACGCTACCAACTGATCGAACACAAGGACCGCCACGACTGGGACGTCGCGAAAGCGGCGATCACGCTCGCGGCCTGGAAAGGAAATGGACATGTCCGCTGAATTGATCCAGATCCAGAAGCCCTCCCCGCCCGCCCTGGTTGCCGAGCTTTCACCGCTCGTCAAGGGGGCGCAGGCGTTCAAGGTTCTCGACGTCGAGACCAACGCCATCGCCCTGCAGCGTCTCAAGGCGCTCCGGGACGGCGAGAAGAAGATCGCGGACTACTTCGAGCCCGCACGCAAGGCAGCCGATGCGGCGAAGAAGGAGATCCTCGCGGCCAGGGACGGGCTGATCGGACCCATCGCGGCCGCCCGCTCCATCTACGACCAGAAGGCCAACACCTTCGAGCAGGAGCAGCGCCGGATCGCCGAAGACGAACAGCGCCGGCTCCAGGAGCAGGCCAGGAAGGAGGAGGAAGAGCGCCAGCTGCTCGCAGCCATCGAAGCCGAGGAGGGAGGCAACCCCCAGGAGGCATCGGCCATCCTGGACGAGCCTGTCGCGGCTCCGGTGGTCATGGTAGCGCCCCAGGTCGCCAGGGTAGAGGGCGTCTCGAGCACGACGCGCTGGAGCGCCGAGGTCACCGACCTCCTCGAGCTCGTGAAGTACGTCGCGGCCCATCCGGAGTGGATCTCGCTCCTGGAGCCGGCGCTCCCGAATCTCAACCGCCTGGCCGTGGCGCAGCGTCAGGCGCTCTCCATCCCGGGCGTCAAGGCCGTCTCTAAAACCGTCCGATCAACTCGCTGAAAGGAGCCCCATGCCCGCCACGTTCAACGAGCTACACAAGGTTCAGAAGCGCGTCCAGAGAGCGCTTGACACCCTGTCCAGGGAGGATGCCGAGAAGGTCCTGGCGGCCGTCCTGGCGCTCTACGGGAAGGAACTGAAGTAGTTCACCGCCTTCGTGTGAGGTAGGCGTTGCCGAACAGAGAGATCCGCGAGTCCGCACGGTGGTCCAAAAAGCTCGACCTGATTTCAGGAGACTCAGAGCGAATGTACTGGCGTCTTCAGACCGTCGCGGATGACTTCGGGCGCTTCAACGCCGAGAGCCTCTCGCTGCTCTCGTCGTGCTTCCCGCTGAGGGTCAAGTCGTATCGGCTCGGCCAGGTCGAGAAGTGGTTCCAGGGGCTGGTTGACGTCGCCCTGGTCGTGACCTACCAGGTGAACGGGGACCGGCTAGGTTATTTCACAGGATGGGAACAGAGGAAGCGGGCGAACAGGTCAAAGTTCCCGACCCCTCCAAACAGGCCTGAAATCGAGTCTGCGCCGTCATCCGCTGACATCCGCTGTCAACCGCTGGCAGCCGCCGCCGAGGTACGAGGTACGAGGTACGAGGATACTACGAGGATCCGAGGTACGAGGCGCGGCGGTCAACCGCCGGCGGACGACAGCGACCTGGAGTTCGAGCAGTTCTACAAGGCCTACCCGAGGAAGGTCAAGAAACCAGACGCACTCAAAGCCTGGGGCCAGGTGGCCGCTGCACGGCCCCCTCTCGCGGAAGTCCTGGCCGCGGTTCAGAACCAGCGTCAGAGCCATCAGTGGCGCAAAGAGCGCGGGGAGTTCATCCCCTACCCTGGAACCTGGTTGCGAAGCCACGGGTGGGGCGATGTTCTCGATCCGGTCAGGTCGCAGCCGGAGTCCGTCGAGGAGCGCGACTTCCTGGCCTCCCTGCGCCGTGGAGGTGATTCGTGAACGACGAGCGCATGACCCGGCTCGAGGAAATCGCCCGCAAGTTCGCCCTGCCGGCAGAGAGCCCGGACCTGCCGACCTACGCCTGCCCAGACTGCCAGGACACGGGGCTCATCAGCGTGCCGTGCCGGATCAAGGGCTGCATCGCCTACGGATCGGACGTCGCGCTCCACGACCGCCAGCACAAGCTCGTGCGGTGCTGCCATTCCTGCGAGCAGGGCATCGCCTCCGAAGCCGGGATCTGGTTCCGGTTCCTGTGGGAGCGGGACCGCACGGGAAAGCCGAAGCTACGCGTCGATCGGGTTCCGAAGTACCGGGAGGCCATCAACAGGCTCGGCCCTGCGTCGGTCAAGGTCGAGCTCGCTCTGGCGCGCATCACCGATCGCAACAAGGCCGAGCAAATGGAAGCGGAGGATCGGCCGTGAGCCAGCCCCGCCTCTGCTCCTGCCCCGAGCCGACGGCGCAGTACGACCAACCGATGCACACCCACCCCGGGTGCGCTGTTTACCATTCCGGCGCGACGTGCGCCATAGGAGAAACTATGTCAGGAAACGGCAAGGACGTCGTCGACGTACCGGCAGGTGGGGGACCGTCCATGCGGAAGCGCAGCGCGAAGCAGGAGTTCATCCCCGGAACTGAGCCGGTGAAGATCGTGGCCGTGCATCGCGCCATCGAGTCCTACGTCGAGGCGCGCGACAACCGGATGGGCCTCACGAAGATCGAGGTCGAGAAGAAGGCGCACCTCCTGACGGTGATGCACAACGCCGGGATCGTGGACTACGCCGTCGACGGGCACGAGGCGCACATCGAAGTCGACGAACAGCTCAAGGCGAAGATCCGGAGCGATGAGGACGAGCCGGAGGTCGAGGTCCACGAGCTGCGCGCGCCGCGGCGGAGGAAGGCGCGCGGCAAGGACGCGAGCGCGGGGACGGACTGATGGAGAACGGATCGGCGGGGGGGGGGGCGATGCCGCAGATAGTTCTCCAGGTTCCGCCCGAGGTGCTCCGGCTTCTCGGCGCGATCAGGTCCTCGCTGCAGCGCATCGAACAGGAGGTCCGCGACTGCAAGCTGCGGCTCGGCTGGCCGGCGGTGCATGCCCAACCACCAGCCCCCGCGATTGATAGAAACGCTGCCTCATCCGAGAGTGGCAAAATCAAAGAGCTGCCGAAGCTCGCCATCGCTCAGCCTGCAGCGCCTCCCGCGGGCTCCCGCGGCTACCCCCGCGGTCTGGCCGCCAGACACGCACCTCCAGGGCGCGCCGCGGCCAATCGCATGAAGGACCTCCAGGTCAGGCTCGGCATCAGCCGGACCGAGCTGGCCCGCCGCCTCGGGATGAACGGCAGCGGGGTCTCCAACATCGCCGCCGGGAAAAGGGGGATCTCCCATCGCATCCACGAGGCGATGGTCAAGCTCGAAGCTGCCGCCCGCTGATGCCCCTCCGCCGCTGTCGCTGCCGCTGCCGGTGCTGCAGGAAGCTCCATGCCCATGAACGTGCCAGGGTGCAGACGCTCTACATCGAGAGGCGCCTCAAGGGGCTCTGTGGTCGGTGCGGAAAATGGAAGCCGATACCCGGGCGTCGGACCTGCCTGAACTGCTACAGACCCCGTACTTTTCCTACTGTAGGAAAAAACCAGGTTTCCTCGCGGTAACAGGAGCGCCCGATTGATGACTTACCGCTTGGATCGACCCCGATGACGGGCGCAAGATTCCGGAACAAGATTCGCTCGCCCGGCCAGGCCATGAAGCGTCTGCAGCGCCTCGATGCGCAGCGCAGGGCCCAGGGAATCATCGCCCTGCCCCGCGATATCGAGCGCGACGGACCAGCAACGAACCCGAGCGAGACGGAGTTCCGCTACAGGGCCGAAGGCGCGGGCTGGCAGGTCACGAAGAGGGGCTGGCCCGACTTCATCATCCGGCGTGGCGGCAGGATTGCCTTCGTGGAGGTGAAGCCAGATAGCCCCATCGTTAGCGCCCCTCAGTGGTCGATCCTCGAGTACCTCGCATCGAAGGGCCTCGAGTGCTACGTCTGGACGCCGAAGAGCGGCTTCCACAGGATGGGCCGGGATCAGGCGATTCGTGCGACCCGGGGCAAGAAGGCGTGAAGACCTACCGCCTGACCATTCCCCTGAAACCGCCCACGAAGAATGACATCAAGCCGGACATGGGCATCCTCCGCATGGGCTCGCGCGACATCCCTGCCGCCTGGATCCGGGTGAAGCGTCTCGAAGAGAAGTGGGCCAGGGAAATCCCGTGGGCTGCGGCTTTCAAGGCACGAGGCCCACGAAGAGTCCGCTTCATCCGCGTTATGGGCCGAGCCGAGAGACGCTACGACACGTACAACCTCATCGCTGGCCTGAACGCGATCGTCATGGACCTGCTCGTCCATCGCGGCTGGCTCCTCGACGACCGTGACTCCGTCTGCGAGCAGTCCATACCTCTCCAGCGCAAGGCCGAAATCGACGAGCTGTCCCCGTCCACCATCATCGAGTTCGAAGACCTCCCCGCCTGACGAGTTTCACCGCCACGCCCTTGACACCGTGGTAGTTATGTGGGCCGTGACATGGCTACTGAAGCCAGTAAAGAACCGTCGAGAAACAAAGGCGGGCGACCTCGCGGCCGGCTCAATAACCGGACGCTCCTCCTGCAGGCAGGCCTGGACAAGGCCATTCCCGACCGCTACTTCTGGCGCAAGGTGAAAGAGTTCATAGAGGCCGGTGACGCTCAGGTGCTCATCCAGGTCGGGAAGTGGAAAGGCCTCAAGGAGAAGCACGAGGTCGATCTCTCGGGCATCCCGGCGAACGGCATCTTCACGGTCATCAGCGAATGACGCCAGGCCGACGTACACGCTCGTCCTTCCGACGCTGCGCCCATACCAGGAGCGGTTCCTCGCCGCTGCGTCGAAGTTCAGGGAGGCCGCGGTCGTGAGCTGCACGCAGATCGGCAAGAGCCGCATGGGCGCGAAGTTCCTCCTGTCGCTGGCCTGGGTGGCCCCCTGGTCTCTGTTCTGGTGGTGCGCGCCTGTCGGACATCAGACCGAGCCTGGGTTCCGGGAGATCGGGACGCTCCTGCGCGAGCGCGGCGTGCCGGTGAAGACCAAGGAGCACCCGGACAGCGCCGGCCCTCGGTCCCACACCATCTGGCCGGGCGTGCTCAACGCGAAGATCGAGTACCGGTCCTGGGAGCGCGAGGAGAACCTGGGCGGCTCGGCCGTCGACGGGATGGTGGTCGACGAGGCGCAGGAGCTGACCCGGCGCGCGCACGGGCAGCTGTCGGCGCGCCGCTCGGCAACCCTCGGCCCGATGCTCTACCTCGGGAACGCCTCCTACGAAAGCAGCGAGTTCAACATCCTGCGCCGGCGCGCCGAGAGCGAAGGCCCGGCTGGCGGCCTGTACCTCGAGGCCTGGACCTGGCGCGACTACGCCGCCGTCCTGCCGCCCAGGGAGCGGGCCCTGTACGAGGCCTTCATCAAGTCCGAGTTCAAGCGCCTGGGCGAGGAAGAAGCGAGCCGGCTGTATGAAGCGAAGGACCTCCTCCTCGGGAGCGGGCTCATCGACCTGGGCCGCGTGTGCACGAACGGCGGGGACGCCCTGAATCCGGTGGCGATGCCCTACTTCGAGCCCTGGGACGACGAACCGTGCATCGCGGGGCTCGACCTGGGCGACCTCCAGAACTGGAGCGTGCTCTACATCATCGGCCAGGAGACCGGCAGGGTGAAGGGGCTCGACCGATTCAAGGGCCTCGGCTGGCGCCCGCAGGCCGAGCGGATCGTCGAGGCCTGCAGACGGTACTGCCGCCTGCGGGACGACAAGACGCAGAAGCCCGGCCAGGAGATCGTCCTGATTGCCGATGCGACTGGGCTCGGTGGGCCCGTGGGTCAGATGATCGAGGAGTCGGCGGCCGGCACCGCGATCGAGCTGCGGCCGACCACGATCGACAACGTGCTGAAGCGCCGCATGGTGGAGAGGATTCAGGCCGCCACGCAGGGACGATGGATCTCCATGCCGTGGGTCGCCGAGTGCGTCCAGGAAGCGGAGATGCTCGAGCGCGTGCCGACTCCCACCGGCGCGGGCTTCACCTACCGGCCCGGCCCCGGCTTCCACGATGACTCGGTCTGGGCCCTCGGCCTCGCCCTGTACGGCAAGACGCGGACGATCATGGGGGTGATCTCGTGAGGGTTCGCCTGATGGACGGCGACCAGGTCCTGCTCGAGCAGAGCCTTCCCGACCCGCTGCCGGCTGGAATCATGATCCCCGCCCGCCCGAAGGATGGACGCTGCATCTGCACGAAGCCGGCAATCCGTGGCGGGCCGTTCTGCCGCTGGTCCTTCGATCGTACCGAAATCGCGCCCGATGGTGTCGTGGTGTACCGCATGGGCCCGCGCGCCAAGGCCCGCAAGCTGATCCATGTCCTGCGCGGGTCGAGGGGGGTCGCGTGACGCTGGCCGACGTGCTGCGCCGGGAGATGAGCTCCTTCTCCGAGGCCCTGGCGAGCATCCCCGTGCCTCCTCGGCCCGAGCGCAAGTCCGCGGGCTCCGACTGGATCGACCAGGTCTTCCGCACCATGGGCGATTCGATGGGCGTGCCGGGCCGCTTGACCCAGCCCTACAAGGAGCATGCCACCGTCTACCGGGCGATCAACGCCTTCGGCCGGAACATCGCGCGTGTGCCGTTCGAGTTCTTCCGCAAGGGCAGCGACGACGTCGATGAGGACCATCCCGTCAACCGGCTGTTCATGAGACCGAACGCCCTGATGCGCGGGACACAGCTGATCGAGGCCCTGGCCCTCGACCTGGAGGCCTTCGGCAACGGACTGTGGTGGAACGGCCCCCTGGTGCGCGCCACAGGCGCGGGGGTGCGCATCCCGGCCTCCATCCGGCGGCTGGACCCCCGGCGCACGAAGATCCGGCTGGATTCGAACGACGAGCCCGAACGGTACGACTTCTCGGTCAACGGGCAGACGATCAAGATCCCCGCCGAAGAGGTGACACACTTCAAGTTCTGGAACCCCTTCGATGAGGCCTGGGGGATGTCCTGGACGGACCCTGCTGAGGGCGAGTTCACCGCCGACTGGATGGCGCAGGCCTGGAACCGGAAGTTCTTCCTGCGCGGCGCCGACGCAGGGACGCTCCTCGTGCCGAAGGGGGACTTCAACATCTCCGAGCCCGCCGCCGAGCGCATCCGCCAGAGCTGGATCAACAAGCACCAGGGGTACGAGCGGGCGCACACGCCGGACATTCTGCCGACCGGCCTCGAAGTGGTGAAGACGGCGATGGGGCAGAAGGAGATGGACTTCGTCGCCGGGCGCCGGTACTCGCGCGAGAATACTCTGTCGGCCTCGGGCGTCCCGCCGGCGATCGCGGGGATCCTGGAGTACGCCAATTACGCGAACATGATCCCGCAGCTGCGGATCTTCTATCACCTGGAGGTGATGCCTCGGATGCAGTACATCGAGAGCGTCATCCAGGCAGACTGGCTCGACCGGTTCAAGCTGCCGCTCGAGGGCTATTTCAAGGTGGAGGCGATCAACTCCCTCATCGACGAGCTGGGCGAGAAGACGCAGACGGCCGAACGGCTGTGGCAGATGGGCGTGCCGCTGGAGATCCTGAACGACCGCTTCGACCTGGGCCTCGACCTCGACGGCATCGTCGGTGCGGACAAGGCGTTCATCAAGTCCTTCGTGGTGCCGATGGAGCAACTCCTCAACCCGGCCGCCTCCGTCTATATTGACCCGGCCGAACCCGCGCCAGGGAAGCCGGCCGCAGATCCGAACGCGGACCCCAACGCCCAGGACGAACTCGATCAGGCGCCGCCTGCCCCGAAGCCGCGGCGCTCCATGGTGACCTCCGTCGTGCGCGAGGCCATCTGGCGCTCGGTGATCGCCGCGGTGCACCCGCTGGAGCTGAAGATGGAGAGCCGCTGGCGGGGCCATCTGGCGAGCCTCCGGGACGAGGTCCTGAAGAATCTGCGCGGGCCAGCCGGGAAATCCCTGCGCGGGGGCGTGCGCCGGGAGTTCAAGGACCCGAACGCGGTCGGCTTCAACCTCGACAACGCGAATGCCGACAGCGTCATCTCGCTGGAGCCGGTATGGCGCGCGGCGATGATGACCGGGGCGGACACCGTGTCGCAGCAGCTGGGCGTGCGGATCAACTTCAGCCTCCAAGACCCGCGCATCCTGAAGATGCTGGCCGACCGGCGACAGGACATCCGCGGGGTGAACGAGCGGATGCTCTCCGACCTGCACGAGGCGCTGTCCGAGGCCCTGGCCGAGAACGCCACGGAGCGCGACCTGGAGCAGGTGGTCCTTGACTTCTTCGGCGGCGAGCGGGCCAACGCGCGCACGGTGGGGCGCACGGAGACGTTCTCGGCATTCAGCGGTGGCCGGTTCGAGGCGATGACCGAGGCGGGCGTGCGCAAGCACACCTGGATCACCTCGCGCGATACCCGCGTCCGGGACGACCATGCCGACATGGAGGGGGACTCGGTCCCCGTAGGTGAGTTCTTCAGGTACGGGATGCGCTACCCGCTGGACCCGGCAGCACCCGCGGGCCAGACCATCAACTGTCGCTGCGCGACGATGCCGGAGGTGGCGTGAAAGTCCCGCTGTTCGCGCCAGGGAAGATCGAAATTAATGGAGTGCCGCCGCACCATGAGGCGCGATCGCGCTGTGTTGCTCTTCACGACGCCACGGTCGATAATAGCCATCATGATTGAGCCGACGCTGGACGAGAAGGTCCGCGAGTTCATGAGTTGGCCGCTTTGGGTGCGGGTCGCTGTTGTCACTGGCTGCCTTGCGGCCGGGGTCGCGATCGTCGCCATGATTCAAGGTCTACCGAGATAGGACGCGCGCCGCCTGCGGGCCTCATGAACCCGTGGGCTTTGAAGACCATCAGAGACAGGGGCTTCGTGGGGCCACGACCTCACGGGGCCCTTTCTCTTTTGGGGGATGGACATGGCGAAGAAGGTTCAAACCTACAGCTTCAAGAAGTCCGACTGGACGCCCGAGGAGGCCCGGAAGTGGCTCTCGGACCACGACGCCCGCTCGGAGGAGATGGAGGAAGCGGACGAGGCCTACCGCTTCAAGCAGTTCGCGGCCGACCAGTGTGCCGACGGGGTGTTCGACACCGTGTCCGAGGGATATCCGCAGGGCCTGACCGCCTCCGTGTGCAGCGCCACCCGCGCCGTGGCTCAGATCCTGTCCGACGACATGGACACCTTCACCGAGGTTCAGCCTCGGATCCTGGCCATGCTCATGAAGCGCACGTCGCCCCGCGAGGGCGACAAGCTGATCTTCATCAAGGGCTGTGACGCCGTGGTCGAAAAGGACGCCGCCGACAACGGGCGCCTGCGGTTCCGCATCACGACGGATTCCGAGGACCGCATGGGGGACGTCATTGACCCCGGCGGCTGGTTCTTCGGGAACTACGAGCGCAACCCGATCGTGCTCTTCAACCACGAGTATGGGGAGGTGGCAGGCTCGCCCCCCTCGCAGGGGAAGACGCTCCTCATCGAGAAGTATGACCACGGGCTCAACGCCGTCGTCGAGTTCCACCGGAAGACTCGATTCAACGAGGAGCTGTACACGCTCTACAAGGACGGGTTCATGTCGACGACCTCGGTCGGCTTCTGGCCGATGGACCGTCCCGAGGAGCGCGAGACGAAGGCGGGCGGCCGCGGCCTAAAGTTCACGAAGCAGGACCTGCTCGAATGGTCCCTCGTGGCGGTCCCAGCGAACCCGGACGCCTTCGCGATGGCCATGAAAAAGGGGCTCGTGCGTTCCCGCACGGCCGAATACCTCAGCTCGTTGATGGCTCCCTACGCGGCCCGGCAGGGTGATGGCACCCAAGGGGATAGCCGGCACAAAGCGGCCCAGGAGCAGGACCAGCTGAACGAAGCGACCGCGGGCATCAATGCCGCGCTCGCCAACCGCATCTTCAGCAACCGAAAGGCAGGGCTGTAATGAGCCTGGAAAAGGTACTCGAATCGGTCAACAAGCTGGCCGAGGAGACTGGGAAATCGGTCAAGGCCATCGAGGAAACGGGCATCAAGATGGCGGACCTCGCCGCCAAGTTCAAGACGCTCGAGGAGTGGCAGGCCGAGACCGAGAAGAAGCTCTCCGACAAGCGCATCAGCCTGCACGGCGGGGACAACGTCCTCGCCGCGATCCCGGACAGCCACAAGAAGGTGGTCCGCATCGCGGAGATGATGTCGCAGCAGTACAAGCAGAAGCAGAACAACCCGATGGTCCGGGCCTGCATGTTCCCCGACGACCCGGCCCTGAAGGCGGGCGTCTCAATCTGGATGGCAAACCACATCCTCAAGCTGACGCAGCCGGCCGAGTACATGAAGCGGCTGGCCTGGCACGAGAAGCTCGAGGAATCCCTCGGGTTCGGGGCGAAGGAGAAGGTCGCGCTGCAGGAGGATACGGCGTCGGAGGGGGGCAACCTGGTCCCGACCATCGTCGAGTCCGAGATCCTGCGACTCATCGCCGACAACAGCATCATGCGGCCCATCGTGCGCAAGGTGCCGATGACGGTGAAGACCCACGCCTACCCGACCAGGGCGGCGGCCTTCACGGCGGCGATCATCGCGGAGGAAGGATCGATCACCGACTCCGTGCCCGCCTCGCCGTTCAGCCAGTCGTCCCTGACCGCGAAGAAGCTGGCCTGCTTCGCCACGGTCGCGGGCGAGCTCCTGCAGGACAACGTCGTCCTCCTGGCCGACTATCTGGCCCAGGAGTTCGGCGAGCAGATCGGCCGTCTCGAGGATCAGCAGGCCCTCGAGGGCGATGGCACCGGCGTCAACTTCACCGGCGTCGTGGCCGCGGCCGGGGTCAACTCCGTGACCTCGGGCGCGAACGGGGACGCGCTGTCGTACCAGAAGCTCGTCGACGCGCTGTTCGCCTCGGGAGAGGGCTCCGCGATCAACTTCCAGAACCTCTTCATGCACCAGAAGCTGATCGCGGCGCTCTACAAGTCGAGGAGCGGTGCGGCCTCGGCGACCGACCAGGGCGGCGTGCCCCTCATCGCCCCGGCCGGCGGCATCCAGCCCATGCCCGCGAACACGATCCTGGGCTACCGGTTCTACGGTCACTCCGGGATCCTGACCAACCGCGCGGTCGGGACCGGGACCAACCGGACGAACCTGTACTCGGGTCCGCCGCAGACCATCATCTTCGGCGACCTGCTCGGGTTCTCCATCGACCTGAACCCGTGGTCGAAGTTCCAGACCTTCCAGATCGACATCCGGGGCGTGAAGCGCACGGGCATCCTCGTCGCCGTGCCGACGGCCTGGACCAAGTACACCGCGATCGACCCGCTCCTGACGATGGCGGTCTGATCGAGGCGCACGAAACGGGGGAGGGCCGGTGGATTGTTGGGCCGCTGGCCCTCCCCGCAGTATCGGAGGCGAAATGGCGAAGCGGGTCATCTGGATTTGCGTGCCATCCTACGACGGGCGCGTCACCGTGTCGCTCCTGCACGCCCTGGAGAACGCGGCCGAGCTGTCGCGCGATCCGGATCATCCCTTCGAGTACGTCACCTTCAAGCCGGTAGGCCTGCGCGAGGTGGACTTCGCCCGGAACTTCTGCGTGATGCAGGCGCTCAAGGACAAGCGCATGGAGCGGCTCCAGTTCTGGGATGCCGACATGAACCCCCCGCCCAACTGGTGGGCCCTGTTCGGGCACAAGGCCGACATCGTGTCCGGGCTCGCCTGCGGCTGGATCGGATACCGGGAGCTCGAGAAGCGGGTCCCGCAAATCTGCACGGTCATGTACCACGCCGACCTGCGCACGGGGAAGTACGTCACGGCCTCCTCCGACAGCGTCCTGCCGTTTCAGGTGGACGCGGTGGGCGCCGGCTGCATGAGCGTCTCGCGGGCGCTCCTGGAGCGGATGATGCCCCCATACTTCAAGACCGTCAAGCGCGAGGAGGACCAGGCGATCGAGGAAGGCGAGGACATGTACTTCTGCCACAAGGCGAACGCGCTCGGGGTCCGGGTCACCATCGACCCGCGCATCGTCTTCGGGCATGAGAAGACCGTCGACCTGATGGACATCAACCGCTTCGTCGGTGCCGTGGTCGAGCGGGGCCTGCCGGGACTCACGGAACAGGAGGACGTCGCATGAGCAGGAAGATTCGCTGGATCAAGCCACTGGACGGCCTGCGGCACGAAGGGATGGTTGAGGAGAACGACACAGACCTCTGCCAGAAGTGGGTCGACGCCGGCCTGGCCGAGTTCGTCAAGGACGACGCGAAGACGCATGCGGAGGAAGTTGCCGAGGACATCGAGCGCCGACGCCAGCCCGTCCTCTCCCCTGACGAGAAGGCCGTCAAGGAATCACCCATCGACCGTGCCATGAAGCCCGCGGCCGTGAAGACGAAGGGCAAGAGCCGATAGGAGGGCTCATGCTCGCGACCATCAAGGATCTCCGGGACTACCTGGGGGAGAAAGGGTCGGGCGAGGACCCCCGCCTGACCAAGGCCCTCAGCCGCGCCTCCGCGATGATCGTGGGCTACCTGAACCGCGGCTCCATCGAGCTGGCGACCTACACGGCCGAGCTCTACGACGGGAACGGGACCGACACCCTGCAGGTCCGCTATCCGATCAAGTTCCCCGCGGATGACGCCTTGGCCGTGACGATGCAGGTCTTCGAGGGGACGAGCGCGCTGACCGTGAGCGCCCTGGCCACCGACGACCCCGACGTGCTGGTCGACAAGGAGCTCGGGCACCTGATGCGCCCCTTCTCGCGCTGGATCCCGCAGCGCCGGTGGTACTCGGTCACCTACTCGGCCGGCTACTCCGTGGGGGCCATCCCGGAGCCCATCGTCCAGGCGGCCCTCGACCTGGCCGCCCTCATCACGGTCGAGAAAAACCGCATCGGCATCCAGAGCAAGACGACGGGGAACCAGGTGACGAACTACGTCCGGGAGATCCCCAAGGAAGTCAAAGCCTCCCTGGATCCCTACCGGGATCTGTCCCTGTCGCGGAGGGCAGTCTGATGGCCGAGACCCGGATCACCATCGAGGTCCCGGGCACCGCCGAGATGCAGGCCAAGCTCGCCGCGAAGCCGGCCCTAGTGCGCCGGACGGTCATCCGGGCGCTGCGCCTGAGCGGAGAGGCGGTATATGCGCGGGCGCTGGACAATGTGTCCGGGAAGGTCCTGCGGGTCCAGACCGGCACCCTCCGCAGGCGCCTGCATACCTCCCCCGTTGACGAACAGACCCTGCAGATCGTGGTCTCCGACCCGGTGAAATATGCGCCGGTGCACGAGTACGGCGGGACGTTCACGGTCCCTCAGCATCAGCGCAGAATCTTCGCGCGCGGCCCGCGCGGGGGGCGCCTGACCGGGAAAAAGCGCACCGTCCGCGCCTTCGTGACGGTCAGGTCGCACACCGCCACCTATCCGGCCCGCCCCTTCATGCGCCCGGCGCTCCAGGAGTCGGCCGAGGACATCCACCGGATCTTCGTCCGGTCGCTCGGTGAGGCCCTCCAGGAGGCGCAGTAATGCCGACCATCCCGATCAACCCGACGACCATCACGGCCGCGATCATCGCGCGCCTGGCGACCATCAAGCGGGCCAACGGCTACCAGAACGACGTGCAGGCCATCTTCGAGGTGCCGATGGTGCAGGACCAGATACCGGAGGGGTCCTTGCCCGCCCTGGTGGTCCTGGAGGGGGAGGAAACCTGGTCCTGGGACGACGCCTCGGTCTATGCGGCCCGGCTGCCCTACGTCATCGGCGGGATGGTGAACGAGCCCGGAGCGGACATCATGTCGCCCGACAGGGTGCAGCGGATCCGGTCCCTGGAGAGGGACGTCCGGGTCGCCCTTCTGCAGGACCCGTGGTTCGCCGGGACATGCAAGAACAGCATCCTGGGGAAGACCGCCCGGTTCCCGGACGCCGACCGCGGCTTCGCCATGTTCGAGACCGACATGGTCGTCCTGTACCACTTCCACAAGGGGAGCCTATGACTTTCACGAGATCGCGCAGCCTGACCGCCCTGGCGCTTCTGCTGGCCGCCGTCCTGGCGCTGTCCCCGGCCGCCTGGTGCGCCACGACCCGATTCGAGCTTCAGACCTCATCCGCCCAGACGGCGACCTCGAACAGCGGGGCCATCTATGTCGGCGGCATCAAGGAGGTCATCATCTTCTTCGACTGCACGGCCAGTTCGGGCACCGGCGAGACGCTCGACGTGTTCCTGCAGGCGTCGAGCGACGGGGGGACCAACTGGTACGACCTGCCGTTCGAGCTGGGCATGGTGACCGACGGGGATGCCACGGAGACCGCCGGCGAGATCAACGCCCGCGACTTCGTCGACCTGGCCGCAGACGCCGCCTGCTCAGGGGTGAAGTCCGTCGCCAAATACATGATCTTCGGGGATTACGTCCGGGTGAAATGGTTCATCGCCGGCACCACGCCGAGCTATACCTTCTCGGTCAAAGCGATCGGGAAGAACTGAGGGAGAGAGCATGCCGACGCGCCTGAAATACGACGGGCTCCCCGAGGGGGCGCACACGTTCACCTACGACGAGACGCCCGGCCCGAAGGGGGGCTTCACCATCATCGCCCAGCCCCGCATCGAGAAGGGGGACATCGTCGAGGTAGAGGACCTGGACGACCCGAAGTCCGAACGCGCGCGCATCTGCCGCGGGCACGTCGATCGCGGCGTGGCGCATATCATCGGGGAGAAGCCGAAGAAGGAATCGAAGGCCTGAAGAAGTCGACCGCCGGTCCGCCTGATCAGCGGCTCGGCTCCTGGGGACCATCTGAAAAGGGCTGTGGGGCCCACACCTCACGGCCCTTTTCTTTTGGGCCCGGGAGCCGAAAATGCCTCTGTCCTCGCCCGACATCACCAACATCATCATCGGCGCCCCGACGCAGCTGGCGATCTCCCCGTACGTCGCCAGCCGGGGTGCGGGCACCTTCTACGACGTCGGCTACACCATGGGCGGCGTCAAAATCACCGTCAAGCGCGACCGCTACAACGTTTCCCCCGACCAGTTCATGGGCGACGTCCTGTCGGAGCCCGTCAAGGCCGAGTACGCCATCAAGGGGAAGCTCCTCGAGGGGATGCTGAAGAACCTCTCCTACCTCCTGGGGATGGACCCGGCCACGTACGTCACGGGCGCGGACCCGAACTTCACGTTCAAGTGGAACGCCTCCGAGCGTGGCGTCTACCACCAGGTCAAGGTGGTCGGGCGCGGGCTCGGGACGACCAAGGTCCGCACCTTCACGGGCTGGCGGCTGGTGGCCGCGGAGCTCGAGGACATCGAGTGGAAGAAGGACGGCGAGCAGGCCTTCGGGTTCACCCTGAAGGGCCTCGAGGAGTCGGTCACCCCGGCCAGCGGCGCCTTCCAGATCGTCGACGCCTAGGAGGGGGCTCCGGTGCAGCACGAGAAGCGTGTCACCCTGTTCCGGCTCCTGCCGTTCCCGGCCTACAAGCGGGTGACGGTGGGGCGGATCACCGTCCGCGGCTTCCGTGAGGCGGTCAAGATCGGCCTGTCCCGCCTCCTGGAGTTCGCCGCGGAGCATGACGGGAAGCCGACCGAGGCCGAGGCTCAGTTCGCCCTCGGCGATCCCGCGACGACGGCGGCCCTGGCCGATCTGATCTGCATCGGACAGCCCCGGGGGTTCTTCCGGCGGTGGCACTCGCAGCGCAACGCCTCCCGTGTCATCGAGGCCAGCTGGGAGGTCGAGAACGACCCCGGCTGGGCGCGCATGCTGGCGCTCATCGACTGGACCGGGGAGCGGGTGAAGAAGGGAGGCGGCCTGGTCATGGACATCGCCGCACTCTGCAAGCTCTACAGCCTGACCCCTCTGGACGTCCTGACTATGCCCATGCAGGACTTCCTGGACCTGTGTGACTGCGTCTCGGCAGGGGCGAAGGCGGCGCGGGACGCCGAGATGCGCGAGGACCCGACCCTCGACCCCGAGGCCGAGCCGACAGCACTCCATGGCCTGGGGAACATCGGCGGGAAGGTCTACGTCAACTAGGGCTCGGGCTTGCCGGCGATCTGGGGCTCTTCCTTGCGAAGGCGCTCGATGAAGGCTTCGACGATGCGGACCTCTTCAGCCGTAAGCCCGGGGCACTCCACGACCCCGACATCCATCGCCCCCATCTTCACCAGGTACACCATCCCGGCGATCTTTGCGGGGTCCTTGGTGGGCATCGTCGCGGTCCTCGCACTACTTCCGGAAGCCCACGCCGAGGAAGAGCTCCCTGAGATCGGTCGGGTCCAGGTCACGCGGCCCGAAGTAGCGGCCCCACGATCCATACAACTCCGCGAAGACCGGACCCTTCCCGGCGGTGAAGCCCAGGCGCACCGACGCCTTCCAGTCATAGACGAACATGGCCTCATCGACCCAGCGGATGATTCCGATTCCGAACAAGGGGGAGACATCCTTCGAGGTGTCGGTGTACTCATAGAGGGCACCGACCCCGACCGTCGTCACCGAATCGCCGTTGACCAGGTCCGTCTTGTTGAAAGCCGCGGCAATGCCGATGCTCCCATGTTGAACGCGGAACATGGCCTCTCCGTCGAGGCTGCGGGTGTCGTCGATTCCGTCGATGTCGTTGTGTACGAATGCCAGGGAAAAGGCTGTGTGGTGCCACTCGGGCGCGGCATGGAGCGACGGAGCACAGAGGGAGAGAACGGCCAGGACGGAGAGAACGCGGGCGGCCCTCACGATCCGGTCACAGCCCGGGCTACCGCCAGGATAACCGCGGCGATCCCCTGCGCCAGGAGAATCCCGAGCGCCACGACCCAGACCAGGCGCCAGAAGCCCAGACCGGATCTGCCCCGAGCACCTCTTTCCGCCTCTGCGCGAGCCACGGCTTCCCGTTGCATGCGCAGGATGCCCGATTCCTCCGACCTGTTCGCCTTCTGCCGCGCCTCGTATTCAGCGGCGGTCTCGCTCATGACCGCCCCATATACGCCCGAACCGGGCCTCTGTCAAGTGGTCTAGGCCATGGGTGAAGAACTCGACCTGAAGATCCTGATCACCGCCCTCCTCAACAGCAAAGGGTTCGAGGATGCTCAGGCGCAGTTGCGCGGACTTGGGACCACCGCTACAGGTGCAGCGCCAGCGGTCGGGAATCTAGGGGAGAAGACCAAGGGCCTCACGAAGGAGCTGGGTGGAAGCCGGGGCGCGGTCGCGGACATGACCCGGGTCCTCCTGATGAACATCGGGGTCACGGGGGCGTCTGGAGAAGTTGCAAAGGCCGCCGGACTGGCGATGAACATGCTCAGCGGCTCCGCTGGTCTGGTGGGTGTCAGCGCCGCAGCCCTTGTCGCAGCTCTCGCCCTGCTACTCCCAAAGCTGAAGGAATGGGGGGTCACGGCCGAGGACATCGAGGCCATCCATAAGGGGATCGCCCAGGAGCTGGCGAGCGAGCTCCCTCAACTCAAGGAGTACATCGAAAAGGTCGATAGCGCCTCACGAGCGATTCGAGAGCAATACGCGGCAGTCCTGCAGCTCGTCGCCGCGCAGCAGCGCCTTGAAGCCCTGGAGCTGTCGCACAAAATAGCCGAGCACGAACGCCAGTACAAGACTCTGATGGAGACGATCAGCGGCTCCCATTGGAGCTGGCAGCGATTGATCGGGGTACAGGATACAAGCCAGCAGGCGGCGGCGAGATGGGCCGCGCAGGCGGCGATCCTCGAAGCCGAGATCAAACAGGAGAAGGCGCGTCTCGATGAACTGAATGAGGCCATTGTCAATGGTGCGGTCGCCGATCTACAACGCGCCGATGCCATGGAGAAATCCAGGAAAGCGGAGCACGACGCTGCAGAGGCAACTCGCAAAAGGAATCAGGAGCTCGCCGATCAGCTCCAATTGAGCAGGGACCTAAGGGCCGAGAGTGCCCGGCTGCAGCAGCAAGAGAATAAGGACCGGATCGAATCAAGGAAGAGGCGCGAGCAGGATATTCAGACCTCCGCCGAGCGGATCTTGCAAATCGAGGCCGAGAACGAGGCCCGCATGCGCGAGGTTATCGCGGCGAAATTAGCCAACGAGCAGATCACGCTCGCTGAACTCAAGCGTCTCCGGGAAAGTCGCCTTCTCACGGATGCCGAGCTCAAGCTTATTAACGAAAGAATCCGCGCCAGAAAAGCGGAAGCAGCGAGCATCGCGCAGCTCTGGACGCAGGCGATTACGACCCTCGTTGGAGCGTTTACCAAAAACAAGGCTATCAACATAGCCGCCGCGATCGCCGACACATGGGCAGCAGCCAACGTTGCCCTCAGGAGCGCCCCGCCGCCCTACAACTATGCACTCATGGCGGCCGTGATCGCCCAAGGGCTGGCAAACGTACAGAGGATTCGCGAGCAGGAAGTCGGCTTTGACGATCCCTTCAATGACATGCTCGCCAATAAGCTGGGCCGGAGAAGTGCGGCGGATTTCCTGCGGCATTTCGGTGAAGGGTTTGAGATCGGCATGAGCGGCAGAGGTGGCGGCGGCGTCACCAACAATTACCATAGGACGACGATCAACCGCGGGGTGAACATAGGCCCCATCAGTGGCGTTGTCGGTTCGAAGACGGAACTGCGCCGGTGGTTGCAACGGGAGATGACCGCGGCGGACCGCGCCGAGCGCCGGAGCTCGATCTGAGATGCCGAACAATCTGGACTTCCGGGTCGAGATCCTTCAGTACAAACCGGGCGCGCCGGGGCCGCTACCGGCTCCTCTCGACGTCACCGAGCACGCGAAGCTCGACGGCCTGGGCTCCATCAACCGCGCCGTCGAGCGCGACCTCCTATCCTTCAAGACTGGGGATGCCACACTGAAGTTCCGGAACGTGCGCGCCTTCTTCGACGACCTGTTCGCCTTCTTCGGCCCGACCGACCGCTGGCAGCTCCGGCTCTTCCGCCGGAACGAGATCCAGTTCTGGGGGATCCTCCTAGGGGCGGGGTCCATCAAGTTCGACCGGAAGGCGCGCGAGGTGGAGATTACCGCCTACGGCCTGACCAGGCACCTCCAGGACACGAGCGCCGAGGGCGTGCAGCGCACCTTCGCTGCCGCGATCTACCCGACCGCCGGGATCAACCCAGGGAACACCACGCTGACGCTGAACGATACGACCGGCATCTTGCCCGGGGACACGCTGCACATAACCTCGGAGACGGCCGCCGAGGACTACGTGGTCAAGCGGGTGATCTCGGCGATGTCGGTCGAGATCGAGGCCGGCTCCGTGAACGGGTACGGGGGCGGCACCCCTCCGGCGAACCTGAGCATCATCACCGTGGCCACGCCCTACTACCGCTACCGGGGGATCGAGTTCCTGGTGCGGGCGCTTTTCGCCGCGGCGACCATCCCGGTGGCCGAGTACCGCCTGTCCGGGAGCGCCTTCAAGTACCCCGCGCCCGCGCCCGTGAATCCGCAGGGGCTCGTGGTCAATCAGTTCCAGGGGGCGGCAGCCCAAGAAGCGAATGGCCGTTGCTACATCACGGTCAACGATACGGGTACCTATTATCAGGTGAACCCCGAAGATGCATGGGTACTCGAGGATGGGACTGAACGCGCCTGGGTAGATTGGTCGCGCTACTTCCGACAAGGACATGCACAGCCCGTGATCCTGTTGCGAGCGCCAACGGGCATCGGAGGCGGCAATCTCTCTGAGGGTTATGGTGACGGCTGGGATTTCAATGGAGGCGCGGGATCGACCCCTCTTACAGGTTACTACATTGATGAACTGGCCGAGCCCGAGAAGATTTCGAAAAAGACCACGAGTGACGGGATCACTTGGGGTGCGACGACCGGAGTCGTTGATCTTCCCGATTCAGGCACGAAGGAACTGAGCACCCAGACTTCGCGTGGCCTTGAGTTCGACCCGGTCCGAAACGCGCTCTATTGCTGGTGGGAGTACGACGACGGAAGTCGGTATTCGCAGTACTACGACATCGCGGGCGGCACCTTCACGTCGCTCCTGCAGGGCGAGGACGTCGATGGCAGCCACTACGCCGGATTCATCTACATCCCGGAGTACGACTATGCCCTCTGCCTGCGCTCCATCCCCTCGACAGGACCGGTGTTTGAAATCTGCGCCTTCCGGGGGACCACGCGCCTCTGGAAGCGCCCCTTTCCGCGCTGCTTGGTCCGGAGCGAAAGCTCCGTCGAGGGCTACATTTATCCGACACGCTCGATTCGCTATCTGAACGGCTTCCTGGTGGGCCTCATCAGCCATGACCAAGGCATCCAGTTCGTCCGAACGGGCGATGAATTCCTGACCTATCGGGCCAACAAGATCGTCGATGGCTCGATCAACACCCGCCTCCATGGGGGCCGGGTGAAGGAGCAGTACCGGATCTTCAGCTATAAGGGCGGCAACCCGGGCGCTGGCCGGAACTGGATGGTGGCCTCCCAGCAGCTCGCCGGCGTCATCGACTATGCCGACTTCGGCGGCAAGAGCGTGGCCGAGGCGCTCCGGGATCTGGCCACCCTTGTCAACGCCGTGTTCTGGATCGATGACGAGGGGGCCGGGCACTTCGTAGCGCGCGACCTGTTCGACGCCGGGAACGTGATCGACATTACCGACCGGATCAAGGAACGCACCGACGACCTGCTCTGGGAGAACGTCGCGCAGTACGTTGAGGTGTCGGCCACGATCGGGAGCACCGCCATCGCCGGGGACAAGAACTTCTCCTCGAGCGGCGTCAGCCTCAGCTCGCCGTTCATCCCCAACGCCGCCTATGCGCAGGCGATCGCCGACAGCTTCATCGACTTCTACAACAAGAAGCGGGCGCTGATCGAGACCACCGTCAAGGACAGCGACGGGAGGATCTACCGGCCGCTCGACAGAGTGATGATCGACGGGGCCCGTTGGATGGTGTACGAGTCCGATCACGACCTGGGGGCCGAAGAGGTCTCGGTAAAGTTCCTCGAGGATGCAGCCTGATGCCCAAGATCAACCCGGGCGATCCTGGCGGTGGCGGGGGAAGCGGGAGCTTCGGGCTACCGCAGTCCGGAATAACGCTCAAGGGTGACGTGCAGCTCATCGCCTTCCCGGGGGTGCAGATCACCGTCATTCCTGAGCAGAACCGGATCGAGCTGCGCCCCGGGTTCAGCGACGAAGTTCAGGGGGATCTCATGTATCGCGGTGTCGACGGCTGGCAGCGCCTGGGAGCCGGGAGCGCTGGACAGAAGCTCCAGACGAACGGCCCGGGCGCGGATCCGTCCTGGGTAACGTAGAATCTCTGGTAGTACACCGACTCGCCTGATCAGCGCGCCGGCGCCAAGTTAACCGGGGGTTGTGGCCCCGCAACCAGGTCCACGATTCCGATGGCGCTCGGGCACGGCTGGACCCCAAAGTTCCGGATCACCCCGCCGGCGGGCAACCCCTACGTCGTCGACATCAGCGCCTACCAGTGGCTCGTCGTGTTCCAGCCCACCTGGGAGCCGGAGTTCCTGTTCTCCGAGATGCTCGACCGGCGCCTGACGAAGACGCGCTACGGCTACCGCGGGCGCTGCCACATCCTGCTCGAGCTCATCACGCCATCGGCGAGCGAGACGGAACTGAATGACTCCGTGCTCAACCCGTCCGAGGACGACGACTATCTGATCGAACTCTCCCTCGACGGCGGCACCACCTATCGCGAGGTCCTCCTGGAGAAGCATCAGGATGCGAACCTCGGGGACAAGAACATCGGCATCCGGATTGACACGGTCTGGGTGACGGCCGCCCTGGCGCCCATGAAGCCATCAATCGCCGCTGGGAGATGGTAGTGCCAACCAAGCAATGGAGATCGTCATGCTAAGACCTGCAGGGATCGTAAGCTTCGAATCGGCCGCGGCAGAGACCGCGCGCACCACCGTCGCGCTCAACCCGATCGCTGGCGTGACGATCCAGGTGACGGAGATCGGGATCAGCTGCAATGCGGCGCCCAACTCGACCGCGGCGCCCGTACGATGGGCCATCAAGCGCACCGGAACGGCGCTGCCAACGGCGACCAGCCAGACCCCCGAAAAGCTCCAGAGCGACCTCGGTGGCACTCTCCAGACGGCCGGCCTGGTCAATGTCACCGTCGAAGGAACGCTCGTTGGCAACCGGCTGCATCGCTGGATGGTCCCGAACGTGAGCGGGATGATCTGGGTCGCGGCCCCGGGGCGTGAGTTCGATCAGACCGACGGCGGCTCGAACGTTGCGGCTATCAACCTGGAGCACCAGGATGCGCTTCCGGCCTCCGTGCAGGCAGAAACGTATCTCGTATTCGAAGAGTGAGGAGTACGGCGTGATCGCTTGCCTGCGGGCGGCGCGTTTCCTGGTTCCTGGCGGCGGGGGGATTCATGTCGAGCTTCGTCGCCATCACGACCTCCGGTCCGCAGGCACCGGAGATCGGGCAGTGTCTTTCGTCGTGGCGAAACGGATGACCGCCTACCCGCGCACGATGACGTTGAAGAAGTTCGGGACACTCCCCGAGGCCAGGGCCTACTGGATGAAGCAGGTCACGATCATCGAGGACCAGGGTTTCGAGCGCCGCGATCCGCGCATCATTGGGTTTCACGAAGAGGATTGAATGTCGACTGTCACCAACCGGATAGCAACGCCGTCGACTTTGAACGTTAGCTCCTATGCCAGCGGGGCGTTCACGCCGGCCGTCGGCGATCTGCTCGTGGCCTTCATTGGCAAGACCGCGAGCGTAAATGACGGCTCGCTCACGGACAGCCAGGGCGGGACCTGGACCCTGATCAGGAACGCGGGCAAGGTGGCGAGCGCCGACACCCTCCAGCTCTTCGTCCGAAACCAGCTGATCGCATCAGCCTCTTCCATGACAGTGACCTATGACTGCACGGGGGACGCAGCGACGGGCTGCATCATCCAGGTCGCTTCGGTGGCGGGGATGTTTCGGACGGGAGCCTCGGCCGTTTCCCAGAACGCCGCGGAGAACAACCAGGCTGCTGGTGGCACGCCTGCTCCGGTGTTCGCTTTCAACTGCCAGACCGGCAACCCGACCCTGGGAGCGGTCTTCAACGCCACGAATCCGGCGACCATGACCCCGCCCGCGAGCTGGACGGAGCAGAACGATACGGGCTACAGCACTCCGGGAACCGGCCAGGAATACGTGTCACGCGACAGCGGCTTCACGGGCACGACGATCACTTGGGGCAGCACGTCGGGGACCGCCTTCTGCGACATCATCGTCGAGCTCGATACGACCACCTTCCCGACGATTGACTTCCGCAACTCAGAGGTGGCGTGATGATCCGTAATACCCGCATCTTGCCGCGCCTGGACCGGAGCGCCGACGTCAGGCCGCGCTTCGGGCCAGTCGTCAACCCGGTAGTCGCGGCCGTCGCGGCTACTGCCATCGTCCCCTTCCTCGTCGTGACTTCCGTCCAGGCCAGCCCGAGTCGGACGGTGCAGCCTCAGTTCTTCCGGATGGTGCCATACGTCCCGGTGCCGCCGGTCATCGCACCGCGAGTCGTGGGGTTCCCCAGGCTGCAGCCGGTCAGCGTTCCGGCGTCGAAGTTCATTCAGGTTCCGCCACCGCCCGTCGCGCCACCCGGGTCCAGTCCGGTCATCTCCCCCATCAGAGGTCAGTGGATGGGGGATGCCAGGGAATCGAGGGGCGAAGTCCGCGCGCGGTTCCTACCGTTCCCCTACTTCGACCAGTCGCTGCAGCCGCCGAAGATCCGGCACACCCGCGTCCGGGCTGTCTCCAAGATGCCCCTGGCGGGCTCCATGCCGCAGGCTCCCATTGCCGTCGGGGAGGCGAAGGCACCGAAGGCCGGGTTGACCGGGCAGGCGCCTCAGGCCATGGGAGAGGGCCAGGCAGCGCTGGCTGTCACCGGCTCACAGGGGCCAGGGGCATCCGCCTCAATCCAGGCGCCGCGCGCCGCGGCAGCTCCGGTCATCGTGCGCGTCCGGTTCGCCTCGAGGAGTCCGCGCGCTGGGATCTCCGGGAGCTCGGCTCACGGGACGGTCGGCATCAAGGCGCCGAAAGGTGAGGGGAGCTGAAGCATGTACACGATCGATCCGCTGAACGGCGACCTGGTCATGGACCGGGGGGACTTCGTCAACCCGGAGCTGAGGATCACGGATGCTGACGGGGTGGCCCTGAACGTGACGGGCGCGACCTTCAAGCTCACGGTGAAGGCGGCCCTGGAGGACTCCCTGGCCGCCGCCATGTTCCAGCTGGTGTCGCCCGGAGACTTCGATCTCTCGGGCGCGGCCACCGGCATCGTGGTCCCGCTCATCCTCGAGACCTTCACCCAGGGGCTCGCCGGCGATTACAGCTATGACGTCGAGATGGTCCTTGGCGGGAAGACTACGACGCTCGTGCGCGCGGCGCTCTTCCGGGTCCTGAAGGAAGTCAGTGATGTGGGTGTCGCACCCTCGCCGCCGTCCGTGCTGGTTCCCTTCCCCGGCGACATCCAGATAATCGGCGGCAAAGTCTACATCACCGACACGGGCATCGGCGCGAACGCAGGCAAGAACTGGAAGCTCGTCGTACAGGACGGCGTCTTCGACGTCCAGGGACCTAGCGACGTGGTCCCATTCTGAGGAGAGAATCAATGCGATCGTGGCTGAGGCGCTCCCTAGTTCTGTGGCTCGTCCTATTTCCCGGGGGATTGTTCGCGCAGGGCACGGTCGTGGGGAGGATCAAGACTCCAGCGAAGATCGGCACGGACTACACGCTTACCAACCCGACGACTGCGCCGACGGCCGCCATTAGCGCCGCGGGCGGTAGTTGCAACACAACGCAGACGTGGCGCTTTTATACAGCCTGGGCCAATC